GACTAGGCGCCCGCGCGCAAAGCGCGCCCATAGACCGGCCGGAAACCCGCGCCGCGCAAGGCGCGTCGACTGTATAGCCTAGACTGTAGCGCGCCCGGGCGCCTCGCGCGGCGCGGGCGCATCGCGCGCGGCGCGCGTCGCGCGCGCGGCCGCGGCCCGGCCTCGATCGGAGCCCGGCCAACCCCCGGCCTACAGTCCGATCGCTCGCGGCATCGGCGCTGGAACCGCCCGTAGAAATTTGCGGCCGCAAAACGCAACTGGACATGCGGCTTTTGCTTTCGCAGCGCCCGACACGCCCGCTACAATCCCCCTCGCCGACCCGCTACGGCGCATCAGCGCCACGCCCGTCCCTCCCTCCCCGGGCGACCCGCGAGCGTCGGTAAGGCCCGCCGCGGGTTCCGGGCTCCTCCCCGCGGCGGGCCTTTTGCTTGCCGTTTTCGTCGCGCGCGGGTACTTTTGCCAGACAACAGGGGGCCTGGCCGTGTCCTATCCCGACAAGATCGACGTCAGCTACAGCTACACCGGCTTCGCGTCCGGGCTTGGCGACGGCTCGTTTCCGGGCGCCCAGGTCGACGCGGACCTTGCCGGCATCGAGGCGAGCGCGAATGCGCTGAACGACTTCGTGCGCGCGGTGGTGCGCGCCGACAAGCGCCTCGCCAACGGCCTCGTGACGCCCGACACGCTCTCGAGCGAGGCGCGCGCAGCGTTCAACAGCACCTTCGTGCCCAAGGGTGCATGGGCCAGTTCCACGGCCTATGCGGTGGGCGAGGTCGTGAGCACGACGAGCGGCACGAAGGCGTATGTCTGCCTCGTCGCGCACACCTCGAGCGGCCTCTTCGCGACGGATCTCGCGGCCGGGAAGTGGCTCCTGTGGGCCGTCGATGGCAACACGGCCTCGGCGATCGCCGCGACGCCCGTGGGTGGGTTGGCTGCCACCGACGTGCAGGCTGCGCTGGCCGAGCTCGACACCGAGAAGCAGGCTGCGAACGCGATATTGGCGGCGATCGCCGCGCTGTCGCCTGCGGCCGACAAGGTCCCCTACTTCACCGGGGCGTCTGCGGTGGCGCTGGCCGATTTCACGGCGTTCGCGCGCACGCTGCTCGCGGGTGCGAACGCGAGCGCGATGCGCACGACGCTCGGGCTGGGCGCGATGGCGCTGCGCGCGACCGTCGCCACGAGCGACATCGATGCGCTGGCCGTGACCACGGCGAAGATCAACGACGCGGCGGTGACCACGGTGAAGATCGCCGATGGCGCCGTGACGGCCGCGAAGCTGGGCGCAGGCGCGGTCGTGCAGGTGGTCGGGACGACCTCCGGGGCCGTCGCCACGGGCACGACGACGGTGCCCCTCGATGACACGATCCCGCAGAACACCGAGGGCACGGAGTTCCTGACGCAGGCCGTGACGCCGGTGTCGGCGACGGACACGCTCGAGATCGAGGTGCTGCTCAACGTGGCCGGCTCCACGGCCGGCGGCACGGTGATCGTGGCGCTGTTCCAGGACGCCACGGCGAACGCGCTGTGCGCCGCTGCGGTGAAGTTCGCTGCGGCCGGCGACAACCAGCAGGTCAAGCTGATCCACCGCATGACGGCCGGCGGCACGGCCGCCACGACGTTCAAGGTGCGCGCCGGGCTGGCCGCCGCAGGCACCGTGACGGTGAACGGCTCGGCCGGCACCCGCCAGTTTGGCGGCGTCATGCTTTCGTCGATCACCATCCGCGAGGTGAAGGTCTGATGGCCAACCCGACCCCCTATGTGAAGGGCTACGACTTCTCGGGCTACCAGGCCGCCAACCCGACGCTGCCCCTGCCGGCCCAGCAGGTCGACGCGGAACTGAACGACGTGGCGACGTCGATCGGCGAGGCCATCGCCGCGCTCGCCGACGTGCGCAGGTCCGACGGGGCGCTCAAGAACCTCGTCGTGACGACCGAGGCGCTGGCCGTCGACGTGCGCTCGCTGCTCGCAGGCGACCCCAACCCGCGCGGGTTGTGGGTGACGGGGACGGCCTACGAGCAGAACGACCTGGCCGTCTACCTCGGTGCCACCTACATCTGCGCCACGGCCCACGTCGCCGGCACGTTCTCGACCGACCTCGCGGCCACGAAGTGGTTGCTCATCGCCTCTCCGACGTCGCTGTCCTCGAGCGGCTACGCCGAGGCGCTCTCGGGCAACGGCGTCACGACGGTCTTCACGCTGTCGCAGAACTTCACCGACATCCTCGAGATCGACGTCTTCGTGCGCGACGGCAGCGGCGGCTACGAGCTCCAGCGCGTCGTCGGCGCATCGCCGCAGGTGACGCTGTCGGCCACCAACCAGATCACCTTCGCGTCCGCGCCGGCCGTGGGCACCAACAACATCGTCGTGCGCTCGGTGTCGCAGACGGCCTCGGCCTCGGCCGGCGCCGCGTCTGGCAGCGCCACGGCTGCTGCGGCCTCGGCCTCCGCGGCCTCGGGCTCGGCCAGCGCAGCGTCGGGGTCGGCCTCCGCGGCCTCGGGCTCGGCGTCGGCCGCGTCGGCTTCGGCGGCAGCCGCCGCAGCGTCGGCTGCGTCGATCTCGCTGCCGATCCCGGTGGCGAGCGGCGGCACGGGGGCGACGACGGCGCCCAACGCGAGGACCAATCTCGGGCTCGGCGCGCTGGCCACGAAGGCCACCGTGGGTGCGAGCGACATCGACGCCAATGCCGTCGGCGTGGCGAAGATGGCGCGTGAGGGGACATCTGGCCAGGTGCTGACGTCCAACGGCGCAGGCGCGGACCCCAGCTACCAGACTGCGGTTAGCGTCCCCACGGCCACGGTCCTCGACTTCGCCGGCTACACGGCGCCCTCGGGCTACCTGCTGTGCGACGGTTCGGCGGTCTCGAGGACGACCTACGCGACGTTGTGGGCCGCGCTGTCGGCGCAGTCCACCGTGACGATCACGATCGCCAGCCCCGGCGTCATCACCTGGAACTCGCATCCGTTGCAGAACGGCGACCCGGTGCGCCTCCAGACGACGGGCGCGCTGCCGACCGGCTTCACCGCGAACACGACCTATTACGTCGTGAGCGCGGGCGCCAACACGTTCCAGTTGGCTTTGACGCGCGGTGGCAGCGCGATCAACACCAGCGGCTCGCAGAGCGGCACGCACACGGCGATCTACGCGCCGCACGGGTGGGGCGACGACAGCACGACGTTCAACGTCCCCGACCTCCGCGGCCGCATTACCGCCGGCCGCGACAACATGGGTGGCACGGCGGCGTCTCGCCTCACCACGGCGGGCAGCGGCATCGCTGGCGTCAACCTTGGCGTCGCTGGCGGCACGCAGACGCACACGCTGACCACGACCGAGATGCCAGCGCACACGCACGGAGGAGTTCTTAGACCGTCTGGCGGCTCTGCAACTACGTTTTCCTGCGGTTCAATCAGTTCTGGCGACACCGACTCGACCGGAGGCGGCGGCGCGCACCAGAACACGCAGCCGACGCTCGTCGTGAACAAGATCATCAAGACCTGACGCGAGGAAGGGCTCATGCGCGTGACCGTGATTTTCGACGACAGCACCGTCTATGTCGACGGCGCGGCGCGCCGCGTCGAACTTCCGCCGCACGACGCCAACTGGCGCGCGCTGCAATGGCACGGCGAGTTCGGCGACGTCGAGGTGCGCGTCGGCGCGGCCTACATGGTCACCGACGCGACCATAGTCGATCCGTTCGTCGCCGCGTGGCGCGCGGCCGCGCCAACCCCGGCCGCTCCGGCGGTCCCGCCAGGGCAGCCCGCGACAGGCGTCGAGGAGATGTGACGTGCAGACGCGCGTCTTCTCGGGGATCGGGTGCACGTTCCAGCGGTACGCGCTGACGCGCGGCGAGCGGATCGATCGGCACCAGCACGACGTCGACCACCTGACGATCATCGCCGCCGGCAGGGCGGTGGCGCGCACAGACGAGCGCAGCCTTGAGCGCGGCCCGGACGACGCGCCGATCATCTTCCGGGCAGGCCGGTTCCACGAAATCGAGGCGCTCGAGGACGGCACGGTCGTCCTCAACGTGTTCTCGGGCACGGTGTCGCCGTGAGCGAGATCGACCCGCGCGAGTTCGGCCGCCTCGAGGCCGAGGTCAAGGCGCTGACCAAGACCGTCGACGACATGGCCAAGGACATGAAGGCCGTGCGCGCGGCCCTCGACGCCGCCGGAGGCGGCTGGCGCGTCCTCGTGGCCGTTGGCGGCCTCTCCGGCGCCATCACGGCCGTCGTGGTGAAGTGGCTCCCCGTCATCCCCTTCCGATGAGGTCCCTCATGCGAAAGTTGCTGCTTGCTGCTGCGGTCCTTTTCCCGGTCGCAGCGGCGGCCAACGACGGGCCGCTGTGCGGCCACGTCGACGCCTTCCGCAAGACGCTTTCGGACGAGTACGGCGAGACGCTGGTCGCCTCCGCGGACGTCGGCCCGCCGTCCGACGGCGCCAGGATGGAGATCTACGCCAGCCGCGCGGGGTCGTGGACGATCCTGCTCGTCGCGCCTTCGGGGCGCGCGTGCCTCGGGCAGATCGGGCTCGGCTTCCGCCTCGCCGGCCGGAGCATCTGATGGCCCCTCCGCACCTCCCTGAGCAGGAAGTCCGTCGCCGCATCGCCGCGATCGAGGACGCGCTGCGCGCAGGCCACCCGCCGCCAGGCATCGCCACCAACGGCCAGCGCGGCGCCCTCGCCGTGGCCGCCGGGGCGCTTGGGCTTGGCCTCAACCAGATGCGCGTGGATTCCCTGCGCAAGTGGAAGGCGCACTACGGCCTCGAGCCCGACTGGAGCCTCTACGCGAAGGCGCCGCCTGCGCCGGAGCCGCCGAGCCTGCTGTCGCTGCTGCGCAAGGGCGGCATGACGCTCGACGAGCTCGCGACGGCGGCCGGCGTGTCGCGCGGCGCGGCGCTCGACGCCGTCGACGCGCTGGTGAGGTCCGGGCACAACATCCACGAGATCAATGGCCGGTGGGCGCTCGAGAAGGAGGTCCGCCCGGCCTTCCTGTCGACCGACGAGATGCCGACCTACGTCTCGAGGCCCGACAACACCTTCCTCTTCGGCGCGACGTCCGACAACCACCTCGGCTCCAAGTACGAGCGCATGGACGTGCTGAACGACCTCTACGACCGCTTCGCCAAGCGCGGCGTCGACAGGGTCTTCAACGCCGGGAACTGGATCGACGGCGAGGCGCGCTTCAACAAGTTCGACCTGCACGTCCACGGCATGGAGGCGCAGGTCCGCTACCTGGCCGAGAAATACCCGCGGCGCGCCGGCATCACGACCTACGCCGTCGCCGGCGACGACCACGAGGGCTGGTACGGCCAGCGCGAGGGCGTGAACATCGGCCGCTACGCCGAGCGCGTCATGCGCGAGACCGGGCGCAGCGACTGGGTCGACCTCGGCTACATGGAAGCCCATGTGCGGCTCGTGAACGCCAACACGGGCAAGAGCAGCGTGCTGGCCGTCGTCCATCCTGGCGGCGGCTCGGCCTACGCGCTGTCCTACTCGGTGCAGAAGATCATCGAGAGCCTCGACGGCGGCGAGAAGCCGGCCGTGGCGCTCTACGGCCACTACCACAAGCTATGGGCCGGCAACATCCGCAACGTCTGGTGCCTCCAGACGGGTTGCACCGAGGACCAGACGCCCTTCATGCGCAAGAAGAAGCTCGAAGCGCATGTTGGCGGGGCCATCGTGGCGCTCGAGCAGGACCCGGAGACGGGAGCGATCATCGGCTTCACGCCACAACTGATCCGCTACTTCAACCGCGGCTACGCGAACCACCGCTGGAGCCATGCCGAGGGCGTGACGCTGCCGTCGCGCAGCGTCGCGTGACCTCGCCGATCGTCCGCATCCGCCCGGTCGATGGCAGCGACATCGAGATCGCCGAGCAGATCCACGCCATGCACATGGCGTGCTTCAGCTACGACATCGAGCAGAGGTCGCTCGACCACGGCCATTGGTGGGTCGGCTACGAGGATGACGAGCCCGTGTGCTTTGCGGGCCTCTGGCCGTCGAAAATCTGGCCCGACAAGGCCGGCTACCTCGTGCGCGCGGCCGTGATGCCCGAGTGGCGCGGCATCGGCCTCCAGCGCCGGCTCGTGCGCGTGCGCGAGCGCAAGGCGCGCAGCCTGCGCATGTCGTTTCTCGTGTCTGACACCTGCGACAACCCGCCTTCGTCGAACAACCTCATCTCCTGCGGCTTCCGCATGTTCGAGCCGCCCAAGAGGTGGGCCGTCGACGGTTCCTGCTACTGGAGAAAGGACATCTGATGCCCCTCACCGTCAGCGACCGTGGCATCCGCCTCATCAAGGAGTTCGAGGGCTGCCGCCTCACGGCCTACCTCGACGAGCTCGCCAAGCCGCCCGTGTGGACGATCGGCTACGGCCACACGCGCACGGCGCGCGAGGGGCTCACGATCAGCCAGGACGCAGCCGATCGCCTCCTGCGCGCGGACATCGGGCACTTCGCCTATGGCGTCACCAAGGCGTGCGCCGTGACGCCGAACCCCAACCAGTTCGCGGCGATGACGAGCCTTGCGTTCAACGTCGGCCTCGGCAACTTCTCGCGCTCCTCGGTCCTGCGCTTCCACAACGAGGGGAAGTTCGCGGAGGCCGCGGCGGCCTTCAGCATGTGGAACAAGGCCGGCGGCAAGGTCCGCGCCGGCCTCACGCGCCGTCGCGCGGCCGAGGCGGCCCTCTACCTCGAGCCCGTCGACGGCTCCGTGCAGACGACGCGCGCCGAGCCGCAGGTGAAAGACCCGTCGGCGATGCCGCTCTCCTTCGGCAACGTCGCCGCAGGCACGGGCGTGGCGCTGGCCGGTGCCCAGCAGGCCGTGTCCCAGGTGTCGTCGATCTGGGACGGCCTCGCGGGCTTCGGCATCAGCCCGCACCTGTTCCTCGGCGTCCTCGGGGCTGCGTCGGTCGCGGCGCTGCTCTGGTTCGTCTGGGACGCGCGCCGGCGCCGCGCCGAGGGCGACCTGTGATCGCGCTCCTCGCCACCCGGATCGGCCGCTGGCTCGCCGGCGCCGCCACAGCCATCCTCGTGGTGCTGGGCGCGCTGGGCGCGGCCCGGCGCTCGGGCCGCTTGGCCGAGCGGCAGAAGCAGGCCGACGCGGCCCTCGAAAACCTTCGCAGCAGGGAGAAGACCGATGACCAGGTGGCGCAGCGCGATGCTGGCGATCGGCGTCGCGACCTTGGCCGCTGGGTGCGCTAGCAACCCCAGCACGGCCTGCGACGGCTGGCGGCCGATCCGGCCGCTGGAGGACGACTTGGCGACGATGAGCGACCCGCTCGTCGCGCAGGTGCTCGCGCACAACGAGCACGGCGCGAAGGTGTGCGGCTGGAAACCTTGATGCCCAAGCCAACCGACATCGATCCTCGCACCGGCCGGCGGTACAACTGGAACCCGCCCGAGCAGCAGGCGAAGGCGCGCCTGGCCGAGCAGAAGGCTGTCGAGAAGGAACTCCAGCTTCTGCGCCGCGCGCAGGTCGCGCTTGAGGCGCGCGACAGCCTGCTGTCGTTCACCCGGTTCACGATGCCCGACCCGGCCGAGATCGACGACGTCGACAAGACCCGCTACGAGGCCGCGGAGTTCCACAAGCAGAAGGCCGCGGCGCTCGAGGCCGTGGAGCGCGGCGAGATCCGGCAGTTGATCCTCTGCGAGCCGCCGCGGCACGGCAAGACCGAGCTCGCGACGAAGCGCATGACGGCGTGGTACTCCGGGCGCCACCCGGACCACGATGTCGCCGTCGCGTCCTACTCCGACACGATGGCCACCGACTTCGGCGCCGACGTGCGCGCCATCATGCACTCGCCGCGCTACAAGCAGGTCTTCCCCGCGCACAAGCTGCGTCGGGGCGGGAACGCGAAGGACAACATCCAGACCGACAAGGGCGGCCGGCTCATCTTCGTGGGCCGCGGCGGCGCTCTCACGGGCCGTGGCGCGCACCTGCTGCTGATCGACGACCTGTTCAAGGACCACGAGGAGGCGCGCTCGCAGGCGATCCGCGACCAGGCGTGGAACTGGTTCACGAAGGTCGCCATGACCCGCCGCATGGGCAAGCGGCTCGTGGTCGTGACCATGACGCGCTGGCATTCCGACGACGTCATCGGCCGGCTCACCGACCCCGAGAACCCGCACTACAACGAGATCGAAGCCCAGAAGTGGAAGATCATCCGGCTGCCGGCGATCGCCGAGGACGACGACCCGCTGGGCCGTGAGCCCGGCGCGCCGCTGTGGCCCGAGCGGTACGACCTCGAGTTCCTGCACAGCCAGATGCGGCTCGACCCGCTCGGCTTCGCGGCCCTCTACCAGCAGCGGCCGACCGTGGCCGACGGCGTGCTCTTCCGGCGCGAGAACATCCAGTACTATCGACCGTCGGACCTCCCCGAGACGCTGCGGATCTACTGCGCCTCGGACCACGCCGTCGGCACCGGCCAGCGCAACGACCCGTCGTGCTTCATCAAGGTCGGCGTCGACAAGCAGAACAACATCTACCTGCTCGACGTGTTCTGGCAGAAGGTGCCGACCGACCGCGCCGTCGAGGCGATGCTCGCGATGGCCGGCGGCGACCGCAGGCCGCTGCTGTGGTGGGCCGAGCGAGGCCACATCAGCAAGTCGATCGGCCCGTTCCTGCACAAGCGAATGCAGGAAGAGGGCACGTTCATCAACCTCGTCGAAGTCACTCCGGCCACCGACAAGGAACAGCGCGCGCAGTCGATCGCCGCGCGCGTGGCGATGGGCAAGGTCTTCTTCCCGAGCGGTGCGTTCTGGACCGAGAAGGCCGTGAGCGAGATGCTTGCGTTCCCGAACGGGAACCATGACGACTTCGTCGACGCCCTCGCCTATATTGGCCTCGGCCTCGCCAGCCAGTACGGCGCGGCGCCGAAGGCGAAGCGCGAAGAGCCGAAGTTCGGCACCCTCGGCTGGGTCAAGCTGCATGACAAATGGCGCGCGGAGCAGGATGCCTCGCGCCTCCACGGAGGCTTCTGATGGAAGACATGACCGACAGCGAGATCGAGACCGGCGACGACAACGCCGCCCTGGCGACGGCCCCCGCGCCCGAGCGCAGCGAGGAGGACAAGCCGCCCGAGGACGTGCGCCGGCTCGTCCAGCGCATCCAGAAGACCATCCGCGCGGACAAGAAGCACCACGAGAAGGCATTCGAGCAGATGCGCCGCGACATGTTCGTCGCGACGCATGGCCGCGACCCGCGGTGGAGCGTCGACAACTACAAGGCCAACATCGCCGGCCGGCATGTGCGCATGAAGACCAACGCGCTCTACGCCAAGAACCCGAAGTTCGTGGCGCGGCGCAAGCAGCGGCTCGAGTACAAGATCTGGAACGGCGACCAGCAGCAGCTTCTGCTCGCCATGCAGCAGATCCAGCAGGCCGCAGTCATGCAGGCGCAGCCGCCGGCGATCGACGAGATGGGCATGCCGGTGGAGCCGGCGCTGCCGCCCGGGTTCGCCGAGGCGCAGGCCCTCATCGCCGACTTCCAGCAGGGCTACGCGCGCGAGCAGCAACTGAAGAAGTTCGGCCAGACGCTCGAGGTCCTCATGGACAACGCGGCGAAGGAGCAGAACCCGCTCGACTTCAAGACGGCCATGAAGCAACTCGTGCGCCGCGCCTGCACCACCGGCGTGGGCTACGTCGAGGTCGACTTCCAGCGCGAGATGGGCCCGGCCAACGAGACGGTCGCGAAGCTGAACGACGCCCGCACCCGCCTTGCGCACCTCGAGCGCCTGCAATCCGAGGCCGACGAGGGCGAGATCACCGAGCTCGACGCCGAAATGGCGGAACTGCGCCTGTCGATCGAGGCGCTCTCGCAGGAGCCCGAGATCGTCCTGCGCGAGGGCCTCGTCTATGACTACCCGGCCAGCACCCGGGTCATCCCCGACAAGGCGTGCAAGAGCCTCGTCGGCTTCGTCGGCGCCAACCATGTCACGATCGAGCGCACCTACACGGTCGACGAGGTGAAGGAGATCTTCGGCGTCGACGTCACGGGCGCCTTCACGCCCTACACCGAGGCCGGCCGCCGCGGCGACGGCATCAACCGCGACATGGGCGAGGCCGACGACGCGCATGGCGAACTGGCCCTCGACGCGAAGTCGCAGGCCAGCAAGGACCAGTTCGTGTGCGTCTGGAAGTACTACGACAGGCCCTCGGGCCTCGTGTACTGGATCGCCGACGGCCACGACGCGCCGCTGCGCCAGCCGGCGCCGCCCGCCGTCTTCGTGCCGGATTTCTGGCCCGTCTACGCGCTCACCTTCAACGCCGTGGAGAGCGAGAGCGAACTCTTCCCGCCCTCCGACGTCACGCTGCTGCTCGACCAGCAGCGCGAGATCAACCGCTCCCGCCAGGGCCAGCGCGAGCACCGCGAGGCCGCCAGGCCGCGCTGGGTCTACGCGCGCGGTTCCGTCGACGAGGCCGACCTGCCGCAACTGAAGACGGCCAAGCCTTTCGACGCCGTCGGGCTGAACATGGCGCCCGGGCAGAAGGTCGGGGACATCTTCGATGCCATCAAGGTCCCCGGCGTCGACCCGAACCTCTACGAGACCAACCAGTTCTTCACCGACATGCAGTTGACGGTCGGCACGTCGCCCGCGCGCCTCGGCGGCCTCGCCAAGGCCACCGCGACGGAGAGCGCGATCGCTGAGAGCTCGGCCAGCGAGGACGACCAGAGCGGCATCGACGACCTCGACGCCTTCCTGACGTCCGTGGCCCGCGCCTCCAGCCAGGTGCTGATGCGCGAGATGAGCCCGGAGCAGGTCGTCAACATCTGCGGCCCGGGCGCGGTCTGGCCGGGGCTGATGGATGCCACGGGCATGGCGCCGGCCTTCCCGGCGCTGTCCGACCTCGACATCGTCAACGAGGTCTGGCTCGAGATCCAAGCCGGCTCGAGCGGCAAGCCGAACCAGGCGATCGAGATCCGCAACTGGAAGGAGATGCTCCCCTTCCTGCTCCAGATGGGCTCGATCCCGCCGACGTGGCTCGCCCGCGAGACGATCCGGCGCCTCGACGACCGCATCGACCTCAACGAGGCCGTCGTGGCCGGCATCCCGGCCATCGTGGCGATGAACCGCATGGCGGGCGGCGCCGGCGGCCCTCCGGGCACCGGAGACGCCGAGAGCGACCCGGCCCAGCAGGGCGACAAGGGCGGCGACAAGGCGCCGCCCCCGGGCGGGCCCACGGGCTCGGGCCCGGCATTCGGCAGCAATCAGGTGTAGGCCGGTGTATGCTTTCCGTTGATACGTCGGCCGACACGCACTACCATTGCGAAACCAAGAGGAGAACTCTATGGACCCGGACGATAAGCTAGGCGCGGACTCGTCCTCCGCGCCGCCGGTCGACAAGACCCTGGACGGTCCCGAGCGGGACACGGTCATCTCCGATGACGTGGCCCCCAAAGGCGAAAGCGCGAAATCGTCCGACGCGCAAGGCGACAATGACGCCCCGAAGCTGACCTCCATCGTCCGCGACGTTGTCGCGGCGAAGCGGTCCTCCGAGGCGGCTGCGGCTTCGCCAGCCGACGGGTCGAACCAAGATCCGAAACCCGAGAAGGCTCCCAAGGAACCGGACGACGCCGACTACACGGACGTCCCGTTCCACAAGCACCCGCGCTTCCAGCACCTCCTGCGCAAGGCGAAAAGCAGCGAGCAGGACGCCACCCGCTACAGGAACGTCGAGACGTTCCTGACCAACAACGGGCTCGGCGCGGAAGAAGCGGCAGACGCTCTCGTCGTGGCGGGGTTGCTCAAGACCAACCCCGTCGAGGCGTGGAAGCGGCTGAAGCCCATCGTGCAGAACCTGCTGGTTGCTGCCGGTGAGCTCGTGCCCGACGACCTGGCGCCGCGCGTGCAGACCGGCGAACTCAGCCGCGAAGCCGCAATCGAAGTCGCCCGCGCTCGCGCGCTGGCGGAATCGACGCAGCGCCAGATGACGTTCTCGCAGCAGCAGGCGCAGGCGCGCGAAGCGCAGGCGCAGGCCGCTTCGATCCAGAACGCCGCCGTGACGTGGGAAGCCGATCGCCGGGCCAAGGACCCGAACTTCGACGCCAAGATGAAGCTCCTGCGGGCCGAGGTCATCGACTTGCAGCGGATGGAAGGCGTCCCGAACACCCCCGAGGGTGTCCGGGCGCAGTTGGACAGGGCCTACAAGGCCGTGGTCCTTCCGGCGGCAACCCCGCCGTCCCCGCCGCCGCAGCCGAAGCGCCCTGTCCCGCCGGGGTCGTCGAGCAATGTCTCGGCCGCCGCGGAGGACACGCTGTCCGTCATCCGCGCGACACGCGCCCGCCTGCGGGCGGCCGGGTAACCGTACAGGGTCAATCCAATGTCATTCACCGCTGACGAGATTTCCAACATCAACAACGCCGTCCTCGAGACGTTCATCGACAAGGG